ATCGAGCTTACGAGCGTTTACCTTCTTAAGTAGGGTAGACGACTTCAGGCTACCAACACCAGCGTTGTAAGCAAAATCAACAAGAACGTCGAATTGGTTCTGAGTTAGTTCAACCTTAACCAAATTCTCGACGGCCCTCTCATACTTTAGTATATCAACCTTCAGTATCTCCTCAGCGCGTGCCTGTGTGATGGTCAGACCATCTGTAACCTCGGGAGCGCCAGCGGCTGAGGTGTGGCCGTAGCCGATGGTGCAAACATTAGCTGGGCAACGGTACGCCTTCAGCTTACAGCCCTCAAACTTCTTGAGTAGGTTATCCAACCCACCTTGACTCATGTGCATGGCGTAACTCCTATCGAGTGGCAAAACTAAGGATGAGAAGGACAATGCAAACAGCAACCATAACAATCGCAAGGAACACTGACCCCCATGTCATTACGGCCTGCATAAGCTCTTCCTGCTCCTTCTGAGCCTCAAGAGCCGCTACCTTCATTTCTTTTTTAATCTGCGTGGTAGCCGCAAGTACTTGATCCCATGCAGCAATTCCAAATTCTCCGATGAAGTGGTTCTTCAACTCCTCCATCATAGAGTCGGCTTCGGCCTTGGCGGCATATGCCTCCATGGCAATCTGCTGGGCTGATTTGCCCGCCATCAAACTGCCCTTGGGGTCGGCAGCGACACGGGTGATAGCAGCCACGCTGTCGAACAAGGAGCCAAGATCCTTGGCCATGGATTGCAGTTCCTTGCCCACTGCAATGCCTGACTTCAGGGCCTCGAAGCTAACCTTGGCAGCGGCCAGCAGAAGGATTGGGTCCATCTACTTTCCCCTCTCCAGAAGGGTGAGGCGCTTGTCGAGTTCCGCCACCAGCTTCATCATATCAAAGCGGATAGCTGCTCGGGCTTGCGCAGCATCCGCCGCCATGTCGAGCCGGGACTTATCAACCGCCGCCATCGACCGCTCACGGTCCAAGGTCATAGCAGCGCGGGCCAGGGCACTCTCTTTCTCAACCTTGGAGATTTGATCGCTTAGGTTTTCGCGGATCTGCGCCATGTCGATGGTCGTGCCTTGGGGCGGTATGGCCTTGTTGTCAGCGTTTACAACCACCGCAACCTTGGACTTTAGTTGAATGATCTCATTGTTGGCGGAGGAAAGCGCACTCATCAAATAGACTACGCAGGAGAACAGGATGGGGATACCGGCAAAGGTGATTTTCTCGACCAACGCGCCCTTGCTGGCGCTTGCCGCCATCTCAATAGCGAACTTCTCCTGTTTCTCTTCCGTGGTGCTCATTTGTCAGCCTTCCGTTTCTCAAGGCTATCCACTTTGTCAAATATCTGCCTGCAAAGGTCTTTGATCTCCCTGATCCCTTCTGAGAACTCCTCGCGCCGGACATAGCGGCTTGGAAGTTCAACTTCAAGTTCGTGGATGTCAGACTTTAACCTTTCAACTGCTTCCCAGAGTTGTCGGGCAAGCCACCCGACTAAGGCAAGCAATGACCCAAGGGCAAGGTTAATAAGCATTTGAGTATCCATCACACGTCCCGCACGGTGAAAAGGATTGTGTCTTCCTTGATCTGCCCGCCAGAAGTGGTTGCTACAACCTCAACGGTGTATTGGCGACCATTGAGTCCGCCGTTGATAAAGAACACGGCAACGGTGTTTGCACTACCTATAGAAGTAGCGTCGACCGCTAAAGGCGGGGTCGTGACGACTGGGATGGTATAGACAACGGTCGATAATGTCTCGCCCGTATCCAGCCACTCTGAGTAGTCAATAGCGTATCGTTTACGCTCGATGGGTGTCTTTACAAAGCTTCCTAGTCTCATACGAGTGCCCTCTGTCTAGGTTGGGTCTGAAGGTCCGTATGAACGGGGTCTTCGGCTGTGAAGTCTTTTGAAGGAACATACATTATCTGCCACTCCGGCGCTACTGCCATTGTCTTTCGATAGGTGGCGTTTCGGTCGGCAGGCTCAGAGATGGTCATTGTATGCTGCTCTTGTGCAACAAATACCTCGTATGGGTCGTACTCTGGCGTCTTTGGTATTGTTATGGTGTTAAGTTCTTGAGCAACATAGATATATTCCATGTCTCCAGTGAAGAACTGGGATAGGAACAATCTAGCTGGTATCCCTGCAACACCATAAGCAACAGTCTCAATGGGAAGTTGAGCGTGCCTTATAATACTAGCTGGTAACCCAATAGTCGTATAGTTCGTTCCATCAGCCGGTATGTTTCTGGATGGTTTAATAGATACTGGTTTACCGACGTAACTATAATTTGTATTTGATACATAAAATTTTCTATTGGCGTAAATAGTAGAAGGAGAACCAGATACTGAATACCCGCCTTTTTCTGCTGTAAGTAAGTATAATCTCTGTAAATTTGCAGCACTTCCTACTAGTGAATACGATCCAGCGTCAACAACAAATTGACGGTTCCTGCTAGATATAAATATTACATTAGAACCTGCGTAACTATACGAAGCTGAAGCAGCAGATACTTTCCGCCCAACAGAAAGGAACGCGGGAGCACCTACATAGGAGTAAGTAGCGGCATCTATAGGGATGCGCCTACTAGCTATAAGTGCTACATCACTTCCTACGTAGCTATACGTAGCAGATGCGGCAAATACTTTTCGCCCAACAGAAAGAAGCGCAGGGGAACCTGTGTAGGAGTAAGTAGCAGCATTAGTAGTAATGCGCCTACTAGCTGTAAGCGCCGTATCAATGCCAGCGTAGGCATAAGTCCCAGAAATAACTGATAGAGTGAACCCACGATAGACTAAAGCGTTTTGACCAACCTGTATGTAAACTCCAGAGTCAGCAACAAGAACGTAGGATGTCCCACCAATGCTTCCACTGATGGGAAAACTTCCAATTGGAGCTGTTCCTATTCCACCCCCAAATGCCACGATAGGTTAGCTCCTCTAGTTAACAGGTGTGCGACCCATCATATGGGGTTTTTTGTCTGGTCACAAATTCTCGGGTGCTTCCCACAGCCATGTGCTGGTGTTGAGTACCCACTCAGGCCCCGGCTGCGGGGCATAGAATACATCGTTCTGTGGGTCGTAGGTGTAACCCACGCCAGCGTAATTGCCACGCAGGGCAACGCCGCCATCGGGCTCCCCGTCTTCGCCATAGTGGACCCCGCCACGGGTGTTGTAGCTGGTTTGAAGCCACTGGCCGGGAGACGAGTCCACGAAAGTATCGAAGAACTCAGGCTCTGCGACGATAACTTGGACGACTTTGTTATCCAGAATCTTGGCAAAGTGGGTCATGCCATATAAGTCCCGCTGCTGACAAACTTAAGGATGGTGTTGCTGCCGCTGGTTGTTATGGTGGGGCTGCCGGAATAGATGCCGCTGTAACTCGCAGTTGCGACTGACAAGATAACAATCCCAGACCCCCCATTACCGCCAACAGTGGCGGCAGTAGTGCTCTGCCCACCACCACCGCCGCCCCCTCCAGTGTTTGCCGTTCCATCCGTACCGGCAACGGCGTTAGCGCCGCCCGCACCGCCGCCCCCTGATCCGCCAGAACCCGCTGCGCCTGATGTATAGGTGCCGCCGCCGCCGCCGCCTGCGTAGGTAACAGACGCACCCGTGATTGATGACGCTGTACCCGCGCCGCCCGCACCGCCGCCCGTGCTGCTGGACCCAGCGCCACCAACAGCAGACGATCCACCGCCGCCGCCGCCACCGAATGCTGGGCTTGTTGGCGCATTAGCCCCGCCAGCAAAACCTTGGCCGGATGCGCCAGCGCCACCCGTACCCGAAATTCCAGAAACCGAGCCACCGCCGCCAGAGCCACCGGCGCGGCCATTATTGAACGCTGTTATTGAGGTGTTGACTGATCCACCACCGCCGCCGCCAAGAGCAAGATTCCCCACAGGCGTTATGCTGGAGATGTTCCCATCACCGCCTTGAATACTGGTTGTATTTGTTGCCTGCGGTGCCCTCGCGCCGCCAGCCCCGACAGTTGCAAAGTAAACAGTGCCGGGAGACAAGTTTACAGTCCCAGACAAGAGACCGCCTGCGCCGCCGCCACCACCGCCCGCACCACCACCAGCGCCGCCGCCGACAACAAGATATGACGCGCTGTATGCCGCCGGATTAGAGACGTTTACAACTGAGTAGACGAGCCAGCCTTGGGTGGAGTCAATGTACACAAGAGCAAGGCTTCCCCTCTTCGCTGATGCGATGAAAGAGCTTGTGCTGCTATTTATTTTGTTGCCGTTTGGGGAGATGGTGACGTTATTGGTCTGCCATGTCCCCGCATAGTCCGAAAGTTGAATAGCTTGCCCAGCAGTTGGGCTTGCAGGTAGCGTCACCGTGACCGCGCCAGAAGTCGTATTTACCGGATAAGCATTGCCAGTGGCAGCAGCAAAGCTGCTTGTTTGGACGGACTGCCATACGGGCGACCCACCGTAGGGCGCGCTAAGGATGCCAGTGGTGCCAGCACCCTGCGCCATGATTGATACGTTGCGAGAGATGGTCATCTGTTATCCCTCATTCATACAGGATGTTTAGGGAACCAGCGTCGAAAGTATCTGTCCCATTGACGGTAGTGATTCTGACGCGATCAAGAGTACCGGATAGAGTTTTAGATCCGCCCATCGTCATCGAGTAATAAGCAGTGCTGAGTTGATGGCCTGTGGTGGAAGTCGCAACCCAAAGCCCCGTTGCGGCATCAAGAAGCGTTATAACGCAAGTTCCGTAACGGAGAGACGCAGCAGTTGGGGTTCCGGTATCAATAGCGAAGCCTATTGTTGATGTTCCGCCACCGCTGCCCGTTGTCCCCGCAAAACCAATGAGGCTAACATAACTAGTTGTTTGAATTGAGCCAGCACCAATTTGAATAATCATCAAAGAAGTTCCAGATGTGCTGACGCCACTAAACATGACTGTGACGCGCTTTGCCCAAGACGGGATGCTTTGAAATTCAACGCCAACGACAGTAATTGTCCCGCTGACTGTGCCGGTTGATGCAGGGCTGATTGTATAAGTTCCAGCGCCGCCAGTGCCAGTGCCAAGGGCCGTAATTACAGTGCCAGCAGCAATGTTCGTCCCGGCGATTACTTGCCCGACCTGAATCGTGCCTGTCACAACAGATGCGGTTAGCGTTGTGCTAATTCCAACTGTAAGACCAGTGAACGAGGTTGTCGTTGTCGTAATAGATGTGCCGCGCACGATCTTTTGCGTCGATGACCAATTCGTTCCATCAGTAGTAAATATCGTATTGCCCGCAGTCGTTGGCGACACAGACGCGCCAGTGCCACCATTTGCTGTTGGGAGAATGCCGGTGACGCCTGTGGTCAAAGGCAGCCCAGTGACGCTGGTGAGAGTGCCGCTTGATGGCGTTCCAAGAGCGCCGCCGTTGACGACAAACGCGCCTGCGGAGCCAGTATTGACGCCAAGGGCGGTGACAACGCCGGTCCCAGTGGTGACGCCCTGAATGCTTGTTGAGCCGGTCCAGTTTGTTAATTGCCCATTGGTGGGGGTGCCGGTAATCGTAACGCTGCCTGTGAAGCTGGTGATGCTGAAGGCAACGACGTCAACGATGTCGCCAGCAGATGCAGCAGTCGCCAGCACAACGGTTGTGCCGGTGGTGGCTGTGTAGTCGGCGCTGTTGAGCAGGATTCCGTTTACATAGACTTCGGCATAGTTGACCGTGTAGGTCGCTGAGAAGCTGGTTTGCCCGGCAGTCGCAGTGATGGTAGTGCGAGTGTAGTTGCCTATCGACGGGGTTACGTTACCGACGCTATCGATCTGGAGTGACCTAGACGCCGCCATTGTGATGAAAACATCCTTTGTCCCTGCCGAGAAGGTAACGGCAGACCCGGCATTTGAGGATGAGTAAACCGTTGTGCGGAGGAAGACATTTGCAGAAGTGTAGGTTCCAAGCCCCACCTCCCATTCGTTCAGCGTTTGATGCTGAATTGAATAGTAGAAAGTATCGCTGACAGATAAAACCGCAGAGAAGGTTCGATAGCCAGTTGGCGCTGTTCCCGATACCGAGAATGCGCCAGATCCAGCCGTGGTCGATGTGTCCCGAACATGATCTGAGGTTACAAATGCCATTAGTTTGACCCTAACGAAGCGATCTGCGCGGACAGGGCGGTAAGCTGGGCCTGTAGTTCCTCAAGTGTCGGCTTGGCCGGTTCCACTGGTGCGGGCGCTATCGGCTTCACAGCAGGTGCAGAGCCATCCCAGTAGTATGTGCTGGCGTCCACGTTATCCGCGCATGGCACCCAGTAGAGAGGTTCAGCAACAGGAAACTCGCTACCATCGGGGACGGTCTGGGCGATGCGGACACCGATCTCAGCAGGTGGCGTTGCATAGTTGTAAACGGGTTCGTTGGGCGAGATCAGGGCTTGCTGTGTCATGTCCTTACCCCACATATTCGATGTAAACGATGCCGCCAATGCCGCCGAGCGCAGATCCAGAAGATCCACCAGTGCCCGCGCCCCCGCCAGCGCCTGCGAGATGCTGATTGTTAGTAGCAATTTGGGACCAGTATTTAGCTGCTGTACCCGAAATAGCTGTAGCAGTAGCAATTTTGAACCAAGGGATTGTGATAACACTTGCGCTAGAGTTTATTAAATTTCCACCAGTCCCAGATCCAGCTCCCCCACCACCGGCACTAGATCCGCCGCTTGCCCCAGTGGCCGATAGGAGGGAGCCAAATGAACTTGATCCGCCAGACGCTGATGTGCCGGTGATGACACTAGCAGAGGCGGCTCCAACTGTTGCAGCGTAAACTGTTGTCGGTGTTATTGTAAAATAACCAACTGCGGCACCGCCGCTCGCCCCAGAGTTCTGATTTGTTCCATCGTTGTACCCACCAGAACCCCCCGCTATCACCGTCGCACGAACCTGCGTCACGCCAGCGGGGCATGTCCAACTTCCGCCAGTGGATGAGATGGTTGTGCTGGCAACGGTCTGAGACGCGCTAACAGTGTAGGTTCCCGTTGATCCAAACGAGCCAGTCAACTGCGCTACGATCTTCGTCCCCGCAGTCACACCCGTGCCAGTGATGACGGAGTCAACCGTCAACAGGCCGCCTGAGACAGCCGTGATTGTCATTGTAGTCGAAGACGGGCCAATAGATCCCGTGGCGCTGAACCCGGTCCAGAGTCGGTTCTGAAGGTTTGTTCCGCTCGACCCGGAAACGGACGAGCCAGCTACGGTGAGCGAGCCAGACGTTATCGTTGTGCTAGAAACAGTCTGGGACACGCTGACGGTATATGTTCCGACGCCGCCAGAGCCTGAAAGAATGGCTGTGATTGTCGTCCCGGCAGTCACTCCTGTGCCGGTGATGATTGAGCCAATGGCAAGCGCGCCAGAAGTTGAGGCTGTGATCGTCAGCGTTGTCGTAGCGATTGATCCAGTGCCGGAAAACCCGACAACGATGTCGTTAACGACAATTACATCGTTGCCGACAGTGATGCTGCCAGCGGAATCGTTGACGATGTTGTTGACCGTGCCGGAGGGGTGGATGACGTTGATGGTCTTGAGAGTGCTGATGGCAGCCTCCTATTGAGTGGGAGTGGCGGGCTCTTCAGGGCTTGGAGGAGCGGTCCAAATTCCTGTGGCCGGGTCATAGGAGAAGCCAATACCGACGCTTAAACCGTCGATGCTGATGATGTAGTGACCTGCGGGCGGGGTCCACGGACCAAGGGTATCGTCCCACACAACGACGTTGTCGCAGATGTTGGTGGCCGTATTGATGACAGCATAGGTTGACATGGTTGCTCCTTATGCCGGGAAGATGGTGATGATGACTTGGCCTGCGCCGCCAGCACCAGAGTTACCGCTAGAACCGCCGCCACCGCCACCAGCGGGCTGCGTTCCCGCCGTGCCAGTTGTACCGGCAGCCCCGCCAGCCCCAGCATATGAAGATGCACCGCCCGCGCCAGCAGCTTGCGCGCCACCCCCACCGCCGCCCCAGACAGACGCTACCCCAACGCTGAGGCCTGAAACGGTACTGCCACCGCCCCCGCCGTGGAATAAGCCAGCGGTGCTAACAAGGGCACCGGCATTATAAGAGTTACCGCCGCCAACAAGAACATTAACACCGTTTGTAGAATCCCAGTAACTAGCAAAAACTGGTTCGCCCGGGTAACCGTTGTTTGCTCCCGCGCCTAGTTGCCCGCCGCCGCCGCCGCCGGAGCCAGCTCCGCTAGAATTGCCGCCGCCGCCGCCGCCATAGGCATAAACCAGTGAACCAACACTGGTCGTTCCGCCAACATTCCCGTTTGTGTTAGCCACGGTTATGGCAGTTCCGCCCGCGCCAATAGTGACCGTCTGCGTTCCAAGCGCCGCTGCGGCCATAGCAGACAGTGTCATCCATCGTTCATTGTATCCGCCGCCGCCGCCGCCGCAACCTCCGGTAGTAGTTCTTTTACTCCCAGAACCGCCACCGCCCCATGCTTGAATAAGCACACGCGAGCCATCTGCATATCCGGTTGGCCGGGTCCATGTTCCAGAAGAGGTGAACGTCTGGACGTTGATGACGGATGTAGCTGGGGTTGCGCTGGTCCAACCCGTACCGTTACTGGTCAGCACGTTGCCAGAAGTTCCGGGCGTGGTGAGGCCTGTCCCGCCCTGCACCGCAGTGACGGCTGTGCCGGACTGCAAGATGGTTCCGCTGGTGTTTGGAAGCGTCAGCGTGGTATCGGACGCCGCAGATCCCGCATCAAGGGTGACACCACCGCCACCAGATCCTTTTACTGTGACGGGCATTAGACGATTCTCCATGTTGAGCCGAATGGAACCGTTACGGTGGCTCCGCTGGCGACGGTAACAGGTCCAAACGTACCAGAATTGCTGTTGGCAGTTCCTGTTAACGTAGTGGAGGTAACCGACTGAGACTGCGTAACCGTGTAGGTCGTGGCGTTTGTGACCGCTGAGATATACGTCCCTGCGGTTACGCCTGTGCCCGTAACCAGCATACCAACGGTAAAGGGGCCACCAGAAGCAATCGTCATCGTCGTGCTGGAGGGTCCGATGACCCCGCCAGTACCCGTAACTGTCGAGGCCGGGATGGTGTAGTTGGTGGTTACTACGTTGTTATTGTTGAAGAAAACGGCATCTGTTCCCCCGCCAGTTGCGCCCCCACCTCCGCCAATGCTTCCCCAAGCGGCACCGTTGTACCCTTCAAACGATGTCGTTGTAGTATTAAATCGAAACATGCCGGTGGCGGCGGTAGCCGGGCGCTCGCCCGTCGTCCCAATAGGAGGGATCATCGACTGCCCAGTGGCATCAATAGAGATCGGCAACTCCTGCATCGCACCGGAACTGGCGGAACTACGCCCAAGCACTTTACCCGCAGCGAGCGTTATCGTGTGCTCCGCATTCCAGTTTGATGGCTGGACCAGCGTGCTATCTGTTCCATCCGCTTTTGCAGATGTAAATAAATGCTTAACTGAGATAGCCATGGCTACTCCTCCGATTAGGTTACCGTAAAGATGCCGTTGACAGCATCAAAGTCCACAGTAAGCGTCTCGGTATCGTTCAGTGTGATCGAAGAACCATAGTCCCACCAAGCAATGAGGGGCTTAGCAGGGGAGGTCTGCGTGTCGTTATAGAAAACTACGTAGCGCAACGGTCCAATTGAACCACCGGCAGCAGTGAAAACAACATCCGTACCAGTGACCTTTGCGGTGCCTGACGAGGTTGAGGATGTAATTGTTGTCGCCGTGCCGCCAGCGGTGTAGCCATTACCAGCGCTAATCTCAGTCAGATCAGCCTTGATGCTGTTAGTGTTCACGGGAGCTGTGTTAGTTAGCATTACCTTGAAGGTATTTGAAGCGAAGTTGTGCTTCCCTTCATCAAGGTCTTTGGTAAAGATCAAAAACTTATTATACGCAGCCATTTTGCGTTCTCCAGTTAGCTATGGGCTACCAAGCTTTGCGGCGAGCAAACGTCTGGGGGAACCGCCAACTCTGCCCACGATACACGTTTCTATGTTGAGCTTCAACTTTGGCCATCGCCATTGTGTTCTGAAAACGCTTCATATGGTAGATCGCCATCCGCTCATTGGAATACGGCTTGGCGATTTGCGACATCATCCGGCCAAGGACGCCATCGATAATATCGACTCCGTACTTCTCAAGTATCCAATCAGGAAGCTCAGGATACCCTTCGCGGGTTACCGGGTCTTTGACGGACAAAGCTAACTGAAGCGTATAAGTATCTGATTGGCTTGGGTAATGTACCAGAGTAATCTCGCCCGGTACTTTCATCAGAGCAGCTACAATCACGCCATCAGAATTAACAATCCCCATCAAACGCTGGATGTTAGCCACTCCAGTAGGCGTCACATAGTAGGATTTGTTGTCGTTGGTGACAGCGAAATCGATGTCCTCTGTCCAGATGTTCGTTGCGCTAAAAAATTGATCCATCGTGGAAAAGTATTCGAGCTTCAGCGCCTCGTCACTGGCTCCCGGCAGCCGGACACGAAGGTTATCCATCAGTCTGTTAAGATCAGCAGTCATAGCTTCCTCACGACTGAATGGTTAGCATCTGGGCGACAAATTTGTTGAGGAACACAGAAGCTCTAGCGTCCTGTGAGTTCTCGTCATCTCGAAGCTGGGCTTGGCCACAGATGTAATAGAGCAGAGATACACGATACATTGGGTCCATAGCGACAGAAGTCGTGGACATGCTTGTTGTCGTGTAGGTTGGGATAGAAGACCGGAAGTAGGAACGCATTAGTTCCGGGCGAAGACGCCGCACTTCCAGCAGTCCGAGGTTCATATCCTCGACTAACTCACTGTCAGAATAACGATAATCCGGGATCGTGTCCTGTAGAAGGATACGAGCATTACGGACATAATCTGCGACGGTGTCGAGCGCCATGGTAACTCCCCAAGGAAAGAATAGGAGCCCCCTTAACTGGGGGCTCCGTTTCTATTAGCCGGGGGTCACGATTGCCTGAGCAATCGCGGTGCCGTCGATGACCTTGTAGCCATAGACCTGCAAGCCGCGCAGAATCGTGCCGAAGGTCTGCTCGGAACGCATGGTCTCGACCTTGGAGACCTGCGAAGCGAAGGTCAGACCGTGAGCATGACCGGCGTAGATGGCCGTCTCACCCGAAGCAAGACCGCCAGCCGTGCCCGTGGGGAGCAGGTTGGAGGTGTACAGGGTGAAGCGATCAACCATGCCCAGACGACCGTTACGCAAGATCGAGACGCCGTCACCCGACAGGTAAGCCTGACGGAGTTCCGACTGCTTGACGAGCGTAGCAGCCCAAGTGGGCAGTACAACCCAGCGACCCGTCTCGGGGATGTTCTGCTCGTCAAGGGCCTGACCCATGCGGAGAAGAACCGAGAGGATGTCCACCTTGCCAGACGCGGCAATGGCCGTGGTGGACAGGGGGCTGGTGGTGACACCGAGGTTGATGTTGCCGGAAATCCTACCGGCAGTCGTGCCACGGTTGTAGCTGTTGGCCTGACCAAGAATGCCAGCAAGCACAGCAGTATCAATCACGATCTTCATCTGCTCGGCAGCGTCATCAGACCACATGCTGAGAAGGTTAAGGTCGGACTGAACATCCATGACGTCGTCAAGGATGGTGTTGAAGTACTTGCCGTTGTCGATGTTCAGCTCAACCACGCTGCCGGTGGGGCGCTGCAAGGAGAGCAGGCCGTCAGCACGATAGTCAGAGATGGTGATCGTGGGCTTGGTACGAATCTTGACCTTGTCGCCCTGATTCTTGATCTCGCCTTCGTAATCCGTGTTCGAGATCGCCGCGAGGACGGTCGAAGCGTAGAACTTTTCGACGAGTTTGCCAGACCAGATTTCAGGAATGAAGCCGGTCGAGGAGAGGTTGTTGCTAGTAGAACCAGTGGGGTAGATTGGGGGCGTTGTGCCCGATCCTGCGTTAGGAAATGCCATTGTTGAGGCTCCCAAGAGAGAAGATTACCTGATGCGTCCTTCCCGCTCCGCCTCGAAGATTTGAGCTTCTAGGCGATCCTTTTCTGCCTCTTTCCCCCGGAACTTACCGGAAGCGCTTTCGGCATAGAATTTAGCGATTTGGGCGCGAGTGAAGATGGGCTTCTCAGCAGGGGCACCAGAGGCCGCTGCCGTCTTGGCTCTACCCGGTGCCGCAAATTTTTCCAGAGACGGTTTGGCGGGAGCTTGTGTCCGGCCTGTCTCTTCCCTTGCGGGGTCCGTGGCAGCCTCTTCAGAGAGGAAGCCGTTGAAGAAAGCCGCTACCCGAGGGGCATCGTTCCGCTCGTACGCGGCTTTCAACATCTCATGACGAATAACACCAGAATATGGATCTGGCAACTTCAACCACGAAATAAAGTTTGGATCGAAGTTAACATCTCGCCAACTAGGGGTTCGGTCGTCAAGCATTGACTCCATTCTAGACCGGGCATCTTGCTGAACATACCCGCCTACACTCTTGAGGCGCTCCTCAAGTTCAGAGATTTTTGATTCATAACCTTTGACAATTGGAAGAAGTTCTTCCTTTGCCTTTTTACCAACAACGGTAAGAAACTCCGCGCCGTAATCATTCTCTTCCTCATCTGTTAGGAAGCGCTCAGCGGACATTTCCGACTTGCCGTGCACGGGGGCGGAGACTTGCATTGTAGCGATTACGTTCTGCAAGCTAGTAATCTGATCGCTCATGGAGCGAAGTTGCGCCTCAGAACGGTCATATCGACCCTTCATCGACTTATATCTGTGCTCCCAAGACTGGTCTTCCTCAGACTTATTCTGGGACTGTTCAGTAAAATCTTCAGAAGGTTTTTTGGTTTTTCTCTCGGATTCCTGCTGGTTTTGGGCTTCGGAGGAAGCTGTTGGCTCTTCCGTGCTCTCCTCCTGAACCCCATTACT